CTATTTACTAACCACAAGTGGCAAGTCCAGTGTTGGTGTGACTTTTGTTTTTCGATCATAAATCAACACCTGATTTTCTGTTTTATGCCCACTGAAAATTTGTTTGTCGCGACTGCTTCCCTCGTAATCTGATATCCCTTTGGCTTTTATGTCATGGAAATTGCACCCAAACGGAACACCGGCTTTTTGCTCTGCTGCGCGTTTAGCCTGATTCCACCAGTTGTTCAGCGTTTTGGCTATAACTTTCCCACCTTTGGTTGTGTTGATCACATACTCGCATGTGCCGGAAGTTACATTTCGGGCTAACTGGATCGCGGTACGTAATCGCGGAGACCATTCCTTAATTTGTTTAGCACCAGTCTTGTTTTGCTCAATGTAAATTCCTTTATCCATAATATCCTGCCATTTTAGCTCGAGCACATCACCGAGCCTTGCCGCACAAAGATAGGATATCTCCATTGCAATACGTAACTGTGGAATTGCTTCCGCATATATCGCAGCATACTGTTCATCAGTGATGTAAACAGTACGGGCTTTAAGCGTGAATTTTCTGACTCCTTTGCATGGATTATTTTTCACATATCCACGCTCATACCCCCATCCGTATACGCGACTCAGACTTGCCAGTTCATGGTTTGCCTGGGTTTTGCTTTCTAGTCCTCGTTTATCCATGAAAATTCTTACCTGCTCAATTTTTACATTATCAGCCAGTACTTTCCCGAATACCGCCAGCAACGCTCTTTGATGTTGCCGATAATCTTTTTGGGTTCTGGGGGCCAGCTCTGTAAATGCGGGAGAATCCATAAACATATGCCATAATTTAGCGACGGTCATTATGTTGTGGAGTTTTGCTTTTTCCAGTTCATAATTTTGCCAGACTTTAGCTACGCTGGTTTCCCGCACTCTTCCGAGCCCTATAGTTCTTGTGCTTCCCTCGGGTTTCCACACGTAACTGTAACCATTTGATCTAACACGCGGTGGTAGTGCATTATCTTTTTTGTTTTTTCTTGGTCTTCCCATTGTTCAGCGCCTCAAAATCGGGTTCAGCAGAAACCAGTTCAGATACTTTCGGCATCGCAGTCACTCCGCGTGGAACATCACTGCGAAGAACTATTGGTTCGTTTTTAGGACCGGTTACAAATGGGATACCGTGCAACCTTAACTGGTGTTGCTGTTTTGTGTACCGTTCGTATCTCGTGAGCTCTCTAATCTCTGCTGGCGATAGAGTTAATTCGTACATGTGGTCACGTGCCTTACAGCATGACCGCCGCCACTATAGCTGGTGGACGGCGATCAGGGTTGAACATTAAAAATCAGCCTGATTCGGGATCAGTTTTTGCCAGATAGCTGAAACGTATTTTGCCTGGTAACGGGCGTCATCAAGTGCATTGTGGCGCTCACCTTCGAATGGGATAGCCGTTCTGGCATCGAAGTCTATAGCTTTCCCCAGCTCAACGATTGTGCGTACATCGCGATCGTTGCAGTAGCGCCACGGGCAGGGGATACCCTGTCGTTCGTATGAACGGCGTAAAATCACGTTGTCGAAGTTGGCTCCATTTCCCCAGACCTGAACAAAAAATTCACCGGAGTTTTCATCTATAAATTCCCGCAATTGCAGTAGTGCATCATCTAACGGAATTTCATCGGTCAGAATGGCAGATTGCGTCTCACGTGATTGCTTAAGCCACCATTTAATGACGTCACGATCAATGACTCCGCCAGCAGTATCCAGATCGATGGTCTTGCTAAATTCCGGCCCCATATCTCCGGTTTGCGGATCGAAAAATATTGCACCTATTGCGATAATCGGGGCATCAGGATTTTTTCCCATGGTTTCAAGGTCGATCATCAGATGAATCCCCGCTCTGTTGGTGGATGTGATAACGTGATGACCGTTCACCGCAATTAAGGGATCTGCCGTCTCGCCAGTTTCACTATCGCTGGCGTGATCCTGATCGCTGCCAGCATTCTCCTTGTGTGGATGTTCAGCGCCTTCCATTTTCTCCGAATCGTCTTCCTGAACTTCAACCTGATTCTCGTCATCGAATGTTTCCTGGTATGTTGCGTCGCCCATCACCGCGCCACAATCAGGGCAGTTGCCGCCACCGCTCTGACCGCAGGCGGTGCAGACTTTTTCAGGTTCCTGTTGCGTTACTGGTTTGGATTGTTTCGTTTCTGGCTCGTTTTGTTGCGCATTTGGGCTGTTTTGTTCCGCTTTCTGGTCGTTCTGTTCCGATTCTTGCTGGTTCTGGTTTACAGAATCGCGGGTTTCAATCCCCTTCACCCATTTCGGATCATTCGGGTCGCTAATCCCTGCAACAAATTCTCCGCGAGAGGCAGCAAGCAACTTATCGGCGTCAGGCTGGCTGATATTGGCTGCCTGCATAATTTTGTTTACTTCGTCAGCGGTAACTTTTACCGGCTCTGGTTGTGCGGTCGTGTCAGATGCACCAGTATTTTGTTGTGAACCTGAGTACGTGCCGTTTTTACGGGCAAAATATTCTTCTTTCGTGATTTCAGTAGCCCCGGCAGCCAGCGCCTTATTCAGACCAGAAAGTTTGTTTGCACGACCATATTTTTCGCCATCCTTATCGGTGAAGAGGAAGTAGAACGGTCCTTCACGCTCTACAGATGGTTCAGTTTCCAGCGCGCTTTCATTTTTTTGGGTATCAGATACTTCAGTTTCCACTGCATCAGTTTGTGCTGCTGACGGCTGGAGAATATCAGCAGTGCTCTGGTCTGTTTCTTCATCCTCAAACACGCCCTTTGTCGCCAGGTATTCAGTGATGTATTTGTTCAGCGCCACGGGATCTTTGTGAATGTCGATCGGACGCTCACGGACAAGGCCAAAAATAGTCTGACGGTCGTAGCGAACGGCATCAGGTTGTTTGCGCATTAATGCGGAAATACGCTTCCAGTCTTCGCGATCTTTGTCGATAACTTCATTTTTTGCCCAGCGATGGATGCTGCCGTCAATGTTTCCGGCATCAATATCACCAGGCCAGAAAGCGTAGGCCAGTTCTTCATCCAGTGTTTTCCATGTCTGCCTGTATTCGCGACGAACGACAGCAGTTACGGAGTCAGTTTTTCCTGCAGAGTTTTCAGTGCCTTGCCGGTTGACTCTGGCGCGGGCAAGATCGACGACGGAATTATATGCTCCACCTTCTTTGCGCTCCTTTTCCATGCGTTTTTTACGTTCGAGAAAATACGCCTGAACGTCGGGCCATTTGGCTGTTGGTTTTAAATCACGTCTGGCATCGTTGATGTACTCAGTCTGACGCTCAGGATACATGGCGTTAATTTCTTTAGTCCTGATAATTGCTTCAGTGAGGTGTCCATCAAAAGTCGTCATCTCGTCATCGCCGAGAAGCCCGCTTGCATTGATGACCATATCCACGGTGATGTTTTCATGTGTACCGAACCTGACAAGGACAGCAGCCCGCTTGTCTTCAGATAACTGATTAAAGTTAACAGTTTCTGTATCCGGTTCAGGGTCGACCGGAACAAAGGAAGCCGACTCCTCATTCCAGCGGTTTTCCTGCATATATTCGGAATCCCAGGAATCGAGAGCAGGGCGGGCCATGCCGGGTTTATCCTCGCAGACAAGAAATTTATAAGCACAGTCCTGAGCTTCCGGGTATTGTTCCAGAAATAACCAGCTAAATTTGGCTCTTGCCCGGCGTTCGTCGCCTGCTTCAATGGCAGTGGCCACAGGTTTGGCGCCTTCTGCTGTTGCCTGTTCGTCCGGAATGGCGGCGCAAATAAAGACTTTACTCATTTTGTTTTACCTCATTACAGATTTAAGGGTGGACAAATCCCTGCCATTGCTGACATATAAAAATAAAACCGGATATTTATTATGGGGCTTTAAAGGCCTGCCGGGATTTCGTTATTGTTCATGCGAATAATTTTGTCGACAGGATAACAGTTCCCGGGAATTTTTTGCTCTGCCGCGGCAGTCATGCATTCTTCCATTGAGTCATGTATGTCAATAACAAGATCAATCGGTTCACCAGAAACAAAAAAAACAGTCAGAACGAGTACAAATGCCGTATTCATTGCCTGCATCCTGTTTGCATCAGACGTAAACGGGCCAGCATCGAAACAATGCATATTTTATTTAGCAGTTCCTGTTCGTGTTTTCTTTTATTAATGGCATCTTCAGTAAATATCTGATTGCTGATAGTGACACCAATTTCAAAACAACCTTCAGACGTATTAACGTTTGGTAATAACGTTTCCATTATCGCGTCCTCAACAATGAATTTTGTGATGCGGTGCCTGGTGCCTCCAGGTGACGTTAACCAGTTAACAATTAACGCCGGATACAGAGAATCCACCCATAACACTGTTTTTAGCTTTAACTGTTCCGCGTGCGCTTAGCCGCATTCACCGCATCACAAAATTCACTTTAAAAAGGGCGGACATCAGTTCATGGGCAAACAGATGCCGCCAAACGTCACCAGAAAATTGATAACAGAGGGCGTTGCAGCGGGGTTGTCACTTAAGCGTATGGTCAACCTGACAACCCGGTGTCCTCAACGGGGAAGGAATAACCCCGCCATACTTACCGCCGCGCCATTTCGCGGATTGCCACAACCGGAAGCGCACGGTCGACGAAAATTTAACGACAGGCTATCTATGAACCAGCTACCTCGCCGTGCGCTTTCGCGTTATGGTCTGACTTTTCAGGGAAATATCCTTTCAGTAAACTGTCAGTGCCGGATGTTCACCCGTGTCCGGCGCACGCACTCCACCTCACCCGTGGAGAACTCCTTAATTACCAACCTTAGCTTCGTTGTTTAGCTATTAACGCGGGTATGTAATCATTCTGGCGATACTTAATGCCGCTGCTTTTTCCAGATTGGTAATATCTTTTTCCAGAGCAGACAGATTTTCGGCCTGCTTAGCCCTGGCTTCATTGGCCCATTTCAGGTCCTGCGCTGCCTTAATTTTCTGGTGCATCCACTCATAAAGTTCATCATCGGTATAGTCTGGCGCGATGATGACGGGTTCTCGTTTCTGCATACTGATTCCTCGCGGTGCTGCTTCGCTTATCAGCCGTTAGATTTTTCCGAGCAGGAAAGCGCCTGTTTAAACTCACTGAAGCTGAGAGCTTCTTCGCCTTCGGCAAGGCCTTCGAAGTATTCTTCGTAAGCCTTTTCCATGATTGTGTCGAAATCCATATCACTCACCTGAGTTTCTTTCCAGCCAGCGACGTGCGCCAGATTCGGTTTTAAACGTTTTGCTTTTGGTATACGTCATAGCGGTGAACGTACCGTCCTGGTTGGGAAACACACCGTATGCCAGAGATTCGTTGTTGCCAAGATTGATAGTATCCATGTGACCTCATTTCCCCTTAACGCCGGGGTAGCGGAACTAAGACCTGTCGCACCGTTGTACTTTGATGGAATACATTGTTCTCTTTAGGTGAACAAATGTCAACACTATGAATGCGCGAGAGGCAAAAAAAACCGCCTTACGGCGGTATCATTTTGTAAAATAAAGAATTATTTTTGTCGTGTGATTGGGTCAACGTATTCTGAGTAAAATTCGGTCAGTTTTTGAAGTCGCATTTGAAAAGCTGCCAGCATATTTCTACGTTCTACGGGTGGCAGGTTTCTGTAAACATCAAGCAGGGCTTTCTCATCATCATCAAGCGCCTCTCTATTTGTATCTTCTTTTCCTGTCAGTAGCCAAGAAAGGGAAACGTTTGTAGCTTCTGCAATTTTAGCTGCGGAATCTTTACTGATTGTCCCTCTTTTTTTCCATGCGTTGACTGATGAACGACCTACACCAGCGATACGCGCTAAATCTGAACCGCTTAAATGATGCTGTTGCGAGATCGTATCTAACCTTTCTGCCAGCGGGGTGTCGTATTGCTTTTTTCTCATGTCCATTTGGCAATTATAACCGTTCAGTGAACACTAACAATTCCTCAGGTTGTTGACTTATGTTCGTTTTAAGTGAACAATTGTTGTGATTAGTTGAATTGGAGGTTGTATGACAGCATTGGACAAAGCAATAAAGATTGCTGGTGGTATTCGTCCGCTAGGGCGAGCAATAGGGGCTTGGCCGTCTCAAATACACAAATGGGCAAATGAATACAAAGGTCGAGTGCCGACAGGAGAACGGGTTCGTCAAATTTATATTGCAACTGGGGTGACTCCTCATGAATTGCGACCAGATTTATACCCGAATCCAACAGACGGGTTGCCTGTTGGAGATAAGGCTAACACACCAAATACACCGGAGTTGATTCATGAAAATCAAGCATGAACACATCCGCATGGCGATGAATGCCTGGGCGCGTACTTATGGCGAAAAAGTTCCGGCAGCTGGAATAACCCAGGCTTATTTTGAGTTGGGTATGACGTTTCCGGAACTGTATGACGACAGCCATCCGGAAGCCCTGGCTCGCAATACTCAGAAAATTTTCCGCTGGGTGGAGAAAGACACCCCTGATGCGGTTAAAAAAATTCAGGCGTTGTTACCAGCGATCGAAAAGGCAATGCCACCTCTGCTGGTGGCCCGAATGCGCAGCCACAGTTCAGCCTATTTTCGGGAGCTGGTGGAGACGCGGGAACGACTGGTGAGAGACGCTGATGATTTTGTCGCAGTGGCGATCGCTGGTTTCAATCAGATGAATCGTGGTGGTCCGGCGGGAAATGCCCTGGTGATGCACTAAAAGCACGGTGTTCGGAGTTTTTTATGAGCAGCAAGCTTCATGGTCTTGTCTGGGAAGGGTGTGCCTTCACCGGCATGATCTTATCCAGGGTGGCAGTAATGGCTCGCCTTGCAGATTACAGCAATGACGAAGGTGTGTCATGGCCTGCAGTGGAGACCATTCGTCGTCAGATTGGGGCAAAGAGTGAATCAACGGTTAAAGCTGCGATAGCAGAACTGGAAAAGAACGGCTGGCTGACGAAGGAGGAACGTAAGGTCGGTGGGCGTAATGAAAGCAATATCTACCGTCTTAATGTGGAAAAACTCGAAGCAGCAGCAGCGGCGGCGCGTGAGGCATATAAACCGAAAAGAAAAATTAACCAGGTAAAAAATGACCCGTCAAACATTGACCCCTCAACGGTTGACCCGTCAAATTTTGATGGATCAACCGTTGATAAAAAACATCCGGTTAGGGGGGCGATGGTTGGCCCCGATCCGTCAGTATTAAAACCTGATCCGTCAGATAAAAGATCTTCTTGTCCGGACGCTTCGCAACCGGAGCCGCAGACGGCTGAACAGGATTTTTTAACCCGACACCCTGACGCGGTTGTGTTCAGTGCGAAAAAACGCCAGTGGGGTAGCCAGGAAGATTTGGCGTGTGCGCAGTGGATCTGGGGACGAATCGTGAGTCTTTACGAGCAGGCTGCCAGCGATGATGGCGAAATCATGCGACCGAAAGAACCAAACTGGACCGCATGGGCCAATGATGTGCGCACAATGCGGATGCTGGATGGCAGAACTCACAGACAAATTTGTGAAATGTTTGGTCGGGTACAGCGGGATCCATTCTGGGTAAAAAACATCATGAGCCCGTCAAAGCTTCGCGAAAAATGGGATGAGCTGGTTATTCGCTTGGGGCGTTCGCCAATACAGCGTTGTGTGAATCATATTTCTGAACCGGATACCGAAATTCCACCTGGGTTCAGAGGGTAATTGTTGATTTCAGGTCATGAGGTAATTTTCAGGAGGACTTGTGGCAAAAGTTTTTACACAAGAAGAGCGGGAAAAAATTAAGGGGCAGGTTGTTGAACTCGTGCGCCAGAGTGGGCGCGAGACGTTACGACAACTGGAAGCCAAGACAGGTACGACAAGATATCTGATGAGCGTTCTTGCCAGAGAGCTGGTTGCCAGTGGTGATGTATACAATTCTGGCTACGGGTTATTTCCGTCTGAACAGGCTCGCAAGGACTGGCAAAACACCCGTAAAAAACTATCAAGGGCAAAGGTGAAGAAACCTGCTGTGGTTGATCCGGGTCTTATCCGGTCGTTACAAGATGGAGAAATACGCCGCTACGACAGGCGTATGAACATAATCTGTCGTGAGTGCCGGAAGAGCGAAGCTATGCAGCGTGTGCTGGCGTTTTATCAGGGGAAATTTCAGGAGGTGTTATCGTGAGTGAAATTAACCATCAGGTACTACGTGAGATAGCAAAACAGGCAACACAGGGCGAATGGGGCGCATTTATTTCGACGGGTACTGGTACGTATGCGGTGCATACGCCCGGTGATAAACGATGTGAAGACGTTATCAAATGGCCCGGTTTTGACGGACAGAAAAACGCAGAGAACAACGCTCGTTATATCGCAGCTTTCAACCCTGCAGTAGTGCAGGCGCTGCTGGATGAGCGGGAAGCCCAAAACAAGCATATAGGAGAGTTGGAGGCTAATCTTGTGGCGCTGGCGGCGGAGAATGCAGAGGTGAAGGCGATATGTGATGACCGTCGCAGGTTTATCATGAATGTGGTGCAACTTGGGCATATCAAAGCGCCAGCAATGAAAACAAAATCGGGGCTTGAAACAATTCGTATTGCTATATCACCACAAAAGCCCACCCCGGCCACCGATGTTTTTCTGGCTGAAGTGCGGGCGTTGGCGTTTAACGACCTTTGCGCGGCGTTTGTCAGGCACGCAAAAGTTGCAGGGTTGGATGATGCCGATACCGTAACGCTTAATGAAGCAACGGATGCGCTGCTGCATTGTGCGGAACAGCTTCGCGCTCCAGAATAATTAAATTTAGCACTGTAAATAAAATTTAATCCTTAACCGGAGGGATTCCTGCAACCTCAATACATCAGGAGGCCGTCCGAAAGGGCGGTAGTGAAATGCGAAAGTTCAAAATAATTATTGAAACGGGAATAGCTGGTGGAGATTTTGAGGATGTATTCGAAGTGGGCGATGACGCGACACCTGATGAAGTTTATGACGAAGCTAAAGATATTTTCTTTAACTACTGCAATTACGCATACCACGAAATAAAAGATGAAGAGGAAGAATAAAATGGCTGAATCAATTGGAGAGCAAAACAATGAAAAACCGTAAAGCAAAAATTCTTTTGACCTGTAGAAATGCTCGCGGCGTCCAGCAATGGTTAAAACTCAGTAACCGCAGAATGGGCTTGTTCACAAACACAGCTGATATTGTGATGTGTTCCCTTAAAAAGCCCAGCGCGGCGAAAAACCGCTGGAAAAACCACTTGCGCACTAAAGGAGAGTGATATGACCACTATTACCAGAGAAAGCGCGGAGATTAAATCATTCATCACTGGTTTTCTGAGCGATTCGGCGCACGATAACCAATCTTCAAACAGCCTGCTTGCCAATGTGTTTCGTATTGCTCTGGCATCGCTGGAAGCAGAGCCAGTGGCATATCAGTATCGCCAGTGGGATGCAGAATATGATGAATGGGGAGAATGGGAAGATTGCGGGGAATATGCTTTCGAAAGATTTGTTGAGGAAGAGAAATGCCAGGGGGCAGGTGTTCAGACCCGTAAGCTATACGCCACGCCGCCAATGCTGGTGGTGCCGGATGAACGGGCTGCCTATGAGTTATTTATGGAGAAGCATTTCGGGGATTCTGTTGATCGCCGCAGGGCAAAAAATGGCGGTAGCGAATACATGGCATGGGATATGGCGATTGGCTGGATTATCTGGTGTCACCGCGCCGCTATGTTTCAGGCCGGAAACTTTCGGGAAAATAAGAATTCGTCAACCAGCTCCCCGGCAACTCCGGATGATTGGATAAGCTGTAGTGAGCGAACATCAGGCAAACAGGTTATCGAATTGACAATGCTGGTGAAGCAATTAGTCAGCCAACTGAAGAAATCGAAACCGGACTGCAAATTGCCAGATAATGCGATGGGCTATCTGGAGCGGAACGGGTTGATAGGCGTGGAGGATGTTTTACGATGACCTGGCCTGAGGCATTCACAACAGTAGGAATTGCAATGGCGGTAGCACTGGTTGTGTATTCGATTTGCCGCTGGGGATAAAAACGATTTGCGGGAGAAAGATAGTTAAGTAGAATTGCTGCGGGTGCTTGAGGCTGTCTGCCTCGGGCATGCCACTGTAAGGCAGGCAGAGAAAGCCCCAGTTAACATTACGCGTCCTGCAAGACGCTTAACATTAATCTGAGGCCATATCTATGACTTGCACACGTAGGTTAGCCTCTTACGTGCCGAAAGGCAAGGAGAAGCAGGCTATGAAGCAGCAAAAGGCGATGCTAATCGCCCTGATCGTCATCTGTTTAACCGTCATTGTGACGGCACTGGTAACGAGGAAAGACCTCTGCGAGGTACGAATCCGAACCGGACAGACGGAGGTCGCTGTCTTCACAGCTTACGAACCTGAGGAGTAAGAGACCCGGCGGGGGAGAAATCCCTCGCCACCTCTGATGTGTCAGGCATCCTCAACGCACCCGCACTTAACCCGCTTCGGCGGGTTTTGTTTTTCATGAATAAGGGAGATTAATGATTTTAACTGAAGTTATATTGCTCTGCTGTCCGAATAGTTAATTAATTTTCGATATAGTTGTATTTGTTGTTTTTAGTGTGTTTGTTTTTATTTTCTATTTTGTTTTTTGCGATTGCTTCGAAATAAAGATTAATTAGAATTCACCCGTTTTGAGTAGCGCGCAGGGAGAAGATGGATGGACCCCTTAAGGGGAGGTGTTTAAAGTTCACGGGATTTTGGTTATGAACGATAAGGAATTAATTGCTGCGCTTTCTGTACCTGGTAATTATGAAGTAATAGTTCTTGAGAATGGTGAATTTATCGTAATGCCATTGCCATCCGATGTTATTCTGATCACCAAAGAATCGCATGTGGATTCGGTCAGTCACTTCAGCATTAAGAAAGACTAGATTATAATGCCGTAGTCAAAGCCAGCCTGAACAACTGGCGTCTGTCGCACCATTACGAGGACAGTAGTGGTGCATTACAAGAAAATTAACAATTCTGATAATTCAGCCGTCTTTGCCAGCGGGCACGGGCGGCGCCCTCACGCATTCAAATATGACTGGTACCAGCATGACCCCTGCACTGAAGAACAGGCCGAATGGCTGATTCATAACTACCGCAGACGTGGGTATGAGTTTAGGAAAGCCCTCAGCCTCGATTATCGTCTCTGGATAATCTACGTCAGACTCCCTTATTCCGAACGCCCACCGCGTCCGTCCCGCACATTCCAGCAACGGATCTGGAGGTAACGTGCGGGTATTACTTCGACCTGTTCTGGTACCGGAACTCGGGCTGGTGATCGTTAAGCCGGGCCGTGAATCCATGCAGGTATTTCACAATCCTCGAGTGCTGGTGGAGCCGGAACCGAAAAGCATGCGTAATCTGCCGTCCGGGGTCGTTCCTGCCGTTCGCCAGCCGCTGGTGGAAGACAAAACATTGCTGCCGTTTTTCAGTAACGCACGGGTGATTCGTGCTGCTGGTGGTGCTGGTGCATTGTCTGACTGGCTGTTGCGCCATATTAAATCCTGCCAGTGGCCACACGGCGATTATCATCACAGCGAAACCGTCATTCACCGTTATGGTACCGGCGCAATAGTGTTGTGCTGGCACTGCGACAACCTGCTGCGTGACCAGACATCCGAATCACTCGGGCAACTTGCTCATCAAAATCTGGCAGCCTGGATGATTGGCGTCATCCGCCACGCAATAAGCGGTACACAGGAACGGGAGTTATCTCTGGCTGAATTATCCTGGTGGGCGGTCCGCAATCAGGTGGCGGACGCGCTACCGGAAGCGGTATTACGTCGTTCGCTGGGGGGGCGTGCGGAAAAAATCCGCTCAGTGTACCGTGAAAGCGACATCGTACCGGGAGAGCAGACCGCCACCAGCATACTGAAGCAGCGCACAAAAAATCTTGCGCCGCTGCCTCACGCCCACCAGCAAAATCCGCCACAGGAAAAGACGGTGGTCAGCATTGCCGTTGATCCGGAGTCACCGGCTCAGTATCTCCAGCGCCAGAAACCACAACGGGAAGAGATGCCTGTATACACGCGCTGGGTAAAAACGCAGAAATGCATGACGTGCGGTAATCAGGCAGATGATCCGCATCACATCATTGGTCATGGACTGGGAGGGATGGGAACAAAGGCTGATGATTTGTTTGTTATTCCGCTGTGCCGTAAATGTCATAACGAACTGCACGCCGGGGTAAAAGATTTTGAAGAAAAACACGGCAGCCAGCTGTTGTTGCTGATTCGTTTTTTAATGCACGCGAGAAATTCGGGTGTCCTGAAGTGGAAAGCATAAATGACTGAGCGCATAGAATTTGTTTTGCCTTACCCGCCGTCGGTGAACACCTACTGGCGCCGTCGTGGTGGCGTATATTTTGTATCAAAAGCCGGTGAGCGTTATCGCCGGGATGTGGCGCTTATTGTTCGCCAGCAGCGACTGAAATTAAATCTGTCCGGTAGGTTGGCAATCAGGATTATTGCAGAGCCACCGGATAAGCGCTGCCGCGACCTGGACAATATCCTGAAGGCACCACTGGATGCACTGACACATGCAGGACTGCTTATCGACGATGAGCAGTTTGACGAAATCAATATAGTGCGCGGTCAGCTCGTTCCTGGTGGTCGACTGGGCGTGAAAATTTACGAAATAATGCATGACGGGCAGGTCAATAAATGAAGCTGGAAGATTTACCGAAATACTACTCCCCAAAATCGCCTGGCCTGACTGATGCATCCGTCTCGACGTCAAAAGATACGCTGAGTATCACTGATGTGATGGCTGCGCAGGGTATGACACAAAACCGTGCTGAGATGGGATTTTCTGCGTTCCTGGGGAAAATGGGCATTAGTATGAATGACAGGGCGCGGGCAACAGAATTACTGGCAGATTATGCATTAAGTCAGTGCGATCGCGTGGCGGCGTTAAGAAAACTTCCGGCAGAAATAAAACCGGCAGTGATGCGCATTATGGCTTCGTATGCTTTTGAGGATTATGCCCGCAGCGCAGCGAGTAAAAAGCAGTGCCCTTGTTGCCATGGGGAAAAATTTATTGAAAGCGAAGTTTTTACAAACAAGGTCCAGTATCCGGATGGCAAGCCGCCAGTATGGGCAAAGTGTACGAAGGGTGTGTATCCGTCTTACTGGGAAGAATGGAAAAAAATCCGGGAGGTGGTGAAAGTTTCCTGTCCTGAATGTAAAGGGAAGGGGGAGATTTCCACTGCCTGTAAAGACTGCCGTGGGCGTGGTGTTGCCATTCATCGTGAAGAGTCGGAAAAACGGGGTATGCCTGTAATCAGGAACTGCCAGCGTTGTGGTGGTCGGGGCTATGAAAGACTGCCATCAACGGAGGCATTTAATGCCATATGTAAAGTGACGAGTGCTATCACGCTTGATACGTGGAAAAAATCAGTGAAACGCTTTTACGATACGTTGGTGGTTCGGTTTGACATTGAAGAGACATGGGCGGAGCGGCAGTTAAAGAGGGTAACGCGATAGTGTTGTTGATTTTTCCCGAATTTGTGGTAAATTTTCCATAACGATGGGCGTTTTATGCCTGACGTTAGAAGAATTTTACAGCCCGCCTCCGAGCGGGTTTTTTATGCCTGAAAAGCGGTACGGTACATTAAACACGCTGGTGGTTGCGAATACGGTTCTTTCATCTTGCTGGATTTTTCGACAGACGAATAAGCAAATATTGAATTCTGGTTATTTATTTGTATTATCTCTGCGGTTCCGAGGGAAGGGTAAATTATGTATCCGGGCATCTCATTCACACCCGAAGAACCAATGCCGACTTAGCTCAGTAGGTAGAGCAACTGACTTGTAATCAGTAGGTCACCAGTTCGATTCCGGTAGTCGGCACCATATGCGGGCATCGTATAATGGCTATTACCTCAGCCTTCCAAGCTGATGATGCGGGTTCGATTCCCGCTGCCCGCTCCAGTTAGAGTCTTTCAGTCTGCGATGATGGGAAAGCCCGGAGTGACTGAAAGACGTTTAAGTTATGAATGATCGCTTTTTTTTGCAAAATTGCTGTGCAGAAATACTAACCTTCGGGCAGGCGATCATTCATAAGCGCTCTGCTTTTATTCCGATTAACTGTGGGTGGTTTGTTGGATAGAGTGCTTTCCTGACTGTAGATCCAATTTCGCCCGCTTTTGCGGGCTTTTCTTTTCAAATCCCTTTCATCTCTCAGTGTAAAACTACGCCATCCGTTATTTGCGGAGGTGAGGCTATGAAATCCATGGACAAAATTTCAACGGGCATTGCCTACGGCACCTCCGCAGGCAGTGCTGGCTACTGGTTTTTACAGTGGCTTGATCAGGTCAGTCCGTCACAGTGGGCTGCGATTGGTGTACTGGGGAGTCTGGTTCTGGGCTTCCTGACTTATCTGACAAATCTGTACTTCAAAATCAGAGAAGACAGAAGAAAGGCTGCGAGAGGTGAATAATGCCTCCATCATTACGCAAGGCTGTTGCAGCTGCTATTGGTGGCGGGGCTATTGCCATAGCGTCTGTGCTCATCACTGGTCCAAGTGGTAACGATGGTCTGGAAGGTGTCAGCTACATACCATACAAAGATATCGTTGGTGTATGGACTGTATGTCACGGGCATACAGGAAAAGACATCATTCCCGGTAAAACGTATACCGAAGCAGAATGCAAAGCCCTCCTGAATAAAGACCTTGCCACGGTCGCCAGACAAATTAACCCGTACATCAAAGTCGATATACCGGAAACAACGCGCGGCGCTCTGTACTCGTTCGTTTACAACGTGGGCGCTGGTAATTTCAGAACATCGACGCTTCTTCGCAAAATAAACCAGGGCGATATCAAAGGCGCATGTGATCAGCTACGGCGCTGGACATACGCTGGCGGTAAGCAATGGAAAGGGCTGATGACTCGCCGTGAGATTGAGCGTGAAGTCTGTTTATGGGGGCAACAATGAGCAGAGTTACCGCGATTATCTCCACACTGGTTATCTGCATCATCGTCTGCCTGTCGTTGGCTGTTAATCATTACCGTGATAACGCCATCGCCTACAAAGAGCAGCGTGACAAAAACGCCAGAGAGTTGAAGCTGGCGAACGCCACCATCGCTGACATGCAGCAGCGTCAGCGTGATGTTGCTGTGCTAGATGCAAAGTACTCGAGAGAATTAGCCAATGCGAAAGCTGAAAATGAAACTCTGCGCGCTGATGTTGCCGCTGGTCGTAAGCGCCTGCGGGTCAATGCCAGTTGCTCCGCAGCCGTGCGTGAAGCCACCGGACCCACCCGCGTGGATAATGCAACCAGCCCCCGACTGGCAGACACCGCTGAACGGGATTATTTCACCCTCAGAGATCGGCTGATGACGATGCAGATGCAACTGGAAGGGGCACAGGAGTATATCCGCACTCAGTGCATTAAGTAGCCTTTTTATCGTGGTAAACATTTCGCAGGGTATGAGGTATTTATGCCATCACTAATTCCACGTGCCTGCCGTAAGCGTGGATGTGCAGGTACAACCACAGACAGTTCTGGTTACTGCGATAAACATCGTGGCGAAGGATGGGTACAGCATCAACGCGGACTGAGTCGCCACCAGCGTGGCTATGGCTCGAAATGGGATGCCATACGTGCGCGCATACTGAAGCGTGATAATCATCTGTGTCAGAACTGCCTGCGCAATGGGAGAGCCGTTGAAGCCAGAACTGTGGACCACATCATTCCGAAAGCTCATGGTGGCACGGATGCAGACAGTAACCTGCAGAGTCTGTGCTGGCCCTGCCATAAAGCAAAAACAGCGCGCGAACGCATCAATTGATAACAGTTCCCATCTGTAGGGGAGGGGCGGGTCAAATCTCTGCAGCCCTGGCTGCTCAGTACCGCCGCCTGACCCTTCCTCACATCGCCGCAGGTTCGAAAACTTTTTTTTGGAAATGTGATTAAACGATTGATAGGTAAAACCGATTATGCCAGGACCCCCGAAACCCCCGCCACGCCTGCATTTGATACGAGGCAACCCCTCAAAACGCCCCGTTAAAGACCCCAAAAAAACCGCTAAAAAGGATGAAAAAGGTCTCCCTAAAATTCCGCAACATTTAGGGGCACAGGGGAAGTACTGGTTCAGGCGAATGGCGGAAGAATTGAATGCGGAAGGGATCATTTCTCAGCTTGATGCGCGTGCACTCGAGTTACTGGTGGAAGCCTACACCGAATACCGGCATCACTGCGAAACACTCGATGTTGAGGGTTATACCTACCGCACGGAAACGCAGAATGGCGATGTGATGATCAAGGCACATCCGGCTGCGGCGATGAAGGCGGATGCCTGGAAGCGGATCCGGGCGATGCTTGCAGAGTTTGGTATGTCACCGGCAAGCCGGGCTAAAGTAAATACCGCCGGACCGGATGATGTTGATCCACTGGCAGAGCTTTTAAAAGCGAGAGACTGATGGCAAAAGTGGCTGACGGGATCCGTTACGCCGAACGTGTTGTTGCAGGAGAAATTGTTGCTGGCGAATTTGTCCGTCTGGCCTGCCAGCGTTTTCTTGATGATCTGAAGTACGGCGAAGAGCGGGGGATTTATTTCAGTGAACCCCGTGCACAGCACATCCTGAATTTCTACAAATTTGTGCCCCATGTGAAAGGGGCGCTGGCAGGCCAGCCCATTGAGTTGATGGACTGGCATGTATTTATCCTCATTAATATTTTTGGTTTTGTCATTCCGCTGGTGAATGAAGAGACCGGGGAAGTTGTCATGCGCAGCGATGGCAGCGGACGCCCGGTGATGGTGCGCCGGTTCCGGACGGCGTACAACGAAGTCGCCCGTAAAAACGCAAAATCAACCCTGTCATCGGGTATCGGCCTGTATATGACGGGGGCAGATGGTGAAGGCGGTGCTGAGGTGTATTCAGCCGCAACCACGCGTGACCAGGCCAGAATCGTGTTTGAAGACGCCAAAAATATGGTCAGAAAAGCCCGGTCGACACTCGGGCGGTTGTTTGATTTCAACAAGCTGGCGATTTACCAGGAGCAGAGCGCATCAAAATTTGAACCGCTTTCCTCGGATGCAAACAACCTGGATGGTCTGAACATCCACTGCGCCATTATTGATGAGCTGCATGCACATAAAACCCGTGACGTGTGGGACGTTCTGGAAACGGCAACCGGTGCCCGTCTGCAGTCCCTGTTATTTGGCATCACCACGGCTGGCTTTAACAAGGAAGGGATTTGTTACGAGCAACGCGATTACGCCATCAAGGTATTGCGAGGCTATAACAGCGACGTGGAGGGCGCGGTAAAAGACGACTCCTACTTTGCAATTATTTACACGCTCGATGAGGGAGATGATCCGTTTGATGAAACGGTCTGGCAGAAAGCGAATCCCGGCCTGGGCATCTGTAAACGCTGGGATGATCTGCGTCGTCTGGCGAAAAAAGCGAAGGAACAGGTCTCTGCGCGGGTGAATTTTTTCACGAAACACATGAATGTGTGGGTCACTGCCGAATCTGCCTGGATGGACATGATTAAGTGGGAGAAGTGCGAATACATTGCTCCACAGCATGAGCTGAAAACATATCCCATGTGGGTCGGCGTCGACCTTGCTCATAAGATTGATATCTGTGCGGCGGCAAAGCTCTGGCGAACCGATAACGGACATGTTCATGCCGATTTTAAATTCTGGCTTCCGGAAGGACGGCTGGAACGATGCTCGCGGCAGCAGGCAGAACTTTACCGGAAGTGGGCAGAGATGGGGAAACTCATCCTGACGGATGGTGATGTTATCGATCATGCTCAGATAAAAAGTGACTTACTGGAATGGATTGGTGGTGAAAACCTGAGGGAACTGGGATTTGACCCGTGGAGTGCAATGCAGTTCAGTCTGGCGCTGGCTGAAGAAGGGATACCGCTGGTGGAAGTTCCGCAGACGGTCCGCAATCTGTCAGAGGCCATGAAGGAAACGGAATCACTGGTCTATGCCGGGCGTTTCCATCACAGCAATCACCCGGTTATGAACTGGATGATGTCTAACGTTACGGTAAAACCGGACAAAAACGACAATATCTTCCCGAATAAATCCACGCCTGAAGCCAAAATCGACGGCCCTGTTGCGATGTTTACAGCAATGAGCCGGATGCTGGTCAATGGCGGTGAACCGGAGCCGGATCTGTCTGAACATCTGATTAGTGTTGGTATCCGCTCGCTTTAACCGAGGACATTATGTTTCTGATAATTCTCACGCCACTGGTGGGCGTGCTGGGGGCGCTTTTGCTGTCGTATGGCGCATGGATGATTTATCCCCCGGCAGGTTTTGTTGTTGCCGGGGCGCTGTGTCTGTGCTGGTCGTGGCTGGTTGCGCGTTATCTCGATCGCGGTCACCGGGTCGCCTCCGGAGGTGAGTAATGTTTTTCCAGGGGCTTTTTCAACGCAAAAATAATACCCCCGTCACAGCGCCCGGGATGCTTGCGGAAGAAGTTGGGTTGTCATACGACACCTATACTGGAAAGCGGATCAGCAGCCAGCGGGCCATGCGGCTGACGGCGGTCTATTCCTGCGTCAGGGTGCTGGCAGAGTCTGTTGGTATGCTGCCCTGCAGTCTCTACAAAATCACCGGCACCCTTAAAACACGGGCGGTGGATGAACGACTGCATAAGCTGGTTTCGGCAAAACCCAATGGCTACATGACGCCGCAGGAATTCTGGGAGCTGGTTATCGTCTGCCTGTGCCTGCGGGGTAATTTTTACGCCTACAAAGTGAAGGCTCTGGGGGAAGTGGTGGAGCTTCTTCCGATTGATCCGGGCTGTGTGGAGCCGAAACTGAACAGCCAGTGGCAGCCGGTTTATCAGGTGACGTTTCCGGATGGTTCCGTGGATGTGTTGACCCAGGATGAAATCTGGCATGTGCGCACTCTGACGCTGGACGGACTGGTCGGGCTGAATCCCATTGCGTATGCGCGTGAGGCCATTTCACTGGCAGCGGCAACTGAGGAGCACGGCGCCAGGCTGTTTGGTAACGGCGCGGTGACATCCGGTGTGTTGCGTACGGATCAACAACTTTCTGATCAGGCTTATGCGCGTATCAAAAAGGACTTTGAGGAACGGCATGTCGGGCTGGGAAATTCTCATCGTCCGATGATTCTGGAAATGGGGCTGGACTGGAAAACGGTGGCACTGAATGCCGAGGACAGCCAGTTCCTGGAAACCCGCAAGTTTCAGCTGGAAGAAATCTGTCGCCTGTTCCGCGTGCCGCTGCATATGGTGCAGAACACCGATCGCGCCACCTTCAACAATATTGAAGAGCTGGGGCTTGGTTTCATTAATTATTCCCTTGTGCCGTATCTGACCCGTATTGAACAGCGGATTAATACAGGGCTGGTCAGGGAGAGCAAACAGGGGAGGTTTTACGCCAAATTTAATGCCGGAGCATTGTTGCGTGGCGACATGAAATCCCGCTTTGAAGCGTATGCCACGGGGATCAACTGGGGGATTTATTCCCCTAATGACTGCCGTGATCTGGAGGATATGAATCCTCGCCCGGGCGGTGATGTGTATCTGACACCGATGAACATGACCACCAGTCCCTCTGCTGGCGATGACAACGGTAAGAAAAAGGAGAGTGGAGATGCAGACAAAACAGCGTCTTGATATACCGCTGAACCTGAAATCCGTCAGTGATTCCGGGGAATTTGAAGGTTACGGTTCTGTTTTTGGTGTTAAGGACAGCCACGATGATGTGGTGGTCCCCGGTGCCTTTACCACAACGCTCCAGAAATGGAGCGAAAAAAAGGCGCTGCCTGCGTTGCTCTGGCAGCACCGCATGGATGAGCCCATCGGTGTGTACACCGAAATGAAAGAAGATGATGTCGGGCTTTATGTCAGGGGGCGATTACTCGTTGATGATGATCCCCTGGCAAAACGTGCACATGCTCATATGAAGGCCGGTTCTTTAACCGGTCTTTCTATTGGCTACATCCTGAAAGACTGGGAGTACGACCGTGAAAAAGGGGTATTCCTGCTGAAAGAGATCGACCTGTGGGAGGTCAGTCTGGTGACGTTTCCTTCCAATGATGAGGCTCGCATCAGCGATGTGAAAAATGCGCTGGCGCGTGGGGAGATCCCTGATCAGAAAATTATTGAGCGGGTCCTGCGCGATGTTGGACTTTCGCGAACCCAGGCCAAAGCATTCATGGCCGGGGGATATGGCGCTTTATCCCTGCGTGATGCTGAGGATGTGGATGCCGCACTGAATGCACTGAAAAATCTTACTTTTTAATCAGGAGTAAATAATGGCTGTTGATATTAAAGACGTGGAACAGGTCGCGCAGGATTTGCAGCAGAAGTTTGACGATTTTAAGGCAAAAAACGACAAACGCATCGACGCGATCGAGCAGGAAAAGGGAAAACTTGCCGGAGAAGTGGAAACTCTCAACGAAAAACTGGCTGAGCTGGAAAATCTCAAAAACGATCTTGAGGCTGAACTGGCTGAAGTCAAGCGTCCGGCAGGTGGCACGCAAAATAAAGTTGCCAGTGAGCATAAAGAAGCGTTTATCGGATTTATGCGCAAGGGGCGTGAAGACGGTCTGCGTGAGCTTGAGCGTAAGGCGCTGCAGGTGGGCAATGATGAAGATGGTGGTTATGCCATTCCGGAAGAACTGGATCGCACCATTCTGACGCTGCTGAAAGATGAGGTGGTGATGCGCCAGGAAGCCACTGTGATCACCCTCGGTGGCTCGGATTATAAAAAACTGGTGAATCTGGGCGGCACTAAGTCCGGATGGGTGGGGGAAACGGATACGCGTCCGGAAACCGCCACCTCAAAACTGGGGTTGATTGAACCCTTTATGGGGGAAATCTACGGCAACCCGCAGGCTACCCAGAAAATGCTCGATGATGCTTTCTTCAATGTGGAAGACTGGATCAACAGTGAGCTGGCGCTGGAATTTGCCGAACAGGAAGAAATTGCCTTTACCAGTGGCGACGGCAGCAAAAAACCAAAAGGTTTTCTGGCTTATGAGTCCACTGATGAAGATGACAAGACCCGTGCGTTTGGCAAACTTCAGCACATTGCTTCCGGTGTGGCTTCTGGCGTGACCGCTGATGCGATCATTAAACTGATTTACACCCTGCGCAAGGCGCACCGCAGCGGCGCGAAGTTTATGATGAACAACAGCAGCCTGTTTGCCATTCGTCTGCTGAAGGATAACGACGGAAATTATCTGTGGCGTCCGGGCATTGAGCTGGGTCAGCCTTCTTCTCTGGCAGGGTATGGCATCGTTGAAAATGAGCAGATGCCGGATATTGCCACCGATGCAAAAGCCATTGCGTTTGGTAACTTCAAACGCGGCTATACCATCGTTGATCGTATCGGCACCCGTATCCTGCGTGATCCTTACACCAACAAACCGTTTGTGGGCTTTTATACCACCAAACGAACCGGCGGTATGCTGGTGGATTCTCAGGCGATTAAGCTGATGAAGATCGGTGCTGCAACCCGCCAGAAAGCCGCTGCGTAATGCTGTTTTTTATGCCCGCACAGTGTTGCGGGCAGGAGTTTCTGATGGCAGCAATAGTTGAAAAACTCAGGGCGCAGTGCCGTATTGATACAGATGATGCAACTGATGATGAGTTACTGATGCTGTATTTCCGGGCTGCCTGCCGCAAGGCAGAAAATTTTATCAACCGTAAGCTTTATGAGGAGACGGTGCCGGAGGGGGATCCTGAAGGGGTGCTTATAGCTGATGATGTTTTGCTGGCGCTTATGTTGCTGGTCGGGCACTGGTACGAAAACCGGGAAAATTCCTCAGATGTCAGCAAGGCACCAGTCCCGTTTGGTTTTTCTTCTCTGCTGGAGCCTTATCGTTTTATTCCTTTGTAGGAGGAAGCATGCAGGCGGGCAGATTACGTGATCGCGTAATTATTCTGAATGTCACCACCGCCCGCTCTCCGTCAGGGCATCCGGTGGAGACGGTGACGGAGGGAGCTACCGTATGGGCAGAAGTTAAGGGTATCAGCGGGAGGGAGATAATCTCAGGCGGAGCAGAAACCGCTCAGGCTACGGTCAGAGTCTGGATGAGATTCCGGCGCGATGTGACAGCGACTTCACGTCTGAAAGTGCTGACCGGTGCATTTAAAGGGGCCATTCTGGGTATAGAAGGTCCACCAATACCGGATGCACGCGCTACCCGGCTTGAAATACTCTGCAGCCTGAAGGGGAATGTGTGATGGATTTCAGTCTTGATTTTTCCGGCCTGGCGGATATTGCACGGGATCTGGAGACGCTCAGCAGGGCAGAAAACAATAAGGTTCTGCGCGATGCCACCCGTGCCGGTGCTGAAGTTATGCGGGATGCAGTTGTTGAACGTGCGCCGGAGCGAACCGGGAAACTGAAGAAAAATGTGGTTGTTCTCACGCAGCGTTCAAAGCGTCGGGGAGAAATTATCTCGGGTGTCCACATTCGCGGACGGAACCTGCGAACCGGAAACAGTGATAACAGCATGAAAGCCAGCGATCCCCGAAATGCGTTTTACTGGCGCTTTGTGGAGCTGGGAACGATAAACATGCCCGCGCATCCATTCATTCGCCCGGCTTTCGATACGACAGAGGAGCTGGCGGCGCAGGTTGCCATACAGCGAATGAATCAGGCTATTGATGAGGTCTTAAGTAAATGAGAGAGACCACACTGTATTCCCTGCTGTCTCAACTGGCCGGAGGACAGGTTTATCCTTATGTGGTCCCGCTGACGGAGGGAAAGCCTGCGGTATCTCCGCCATGGCTGGTATTTTCTGTGGTGTCTGACACTGCGTCTGATGTGCTTGATGGTCAGGCTGAATCCAGAATTACCGTGCAGATCGATGTCTGGGCAACAGTACCTGATGACGCAGATGATATCCGTGAGCAGGCGCTTGATGCGGTAAGGCAACTTGCACCCTCCGTTATTTCTAAAACGCAGGGTTATGATCCTGATTCCCGTCTGAGCAGAGCCACGCTTGAATTTCAGGTAATAGCCTGAGGTCGTTAATGATTTTACCTACCCGCCGCTGGCGGGTTTTTTATTTTCAGGAGACGAGTATGTCCTCTAATTTTGAGCGTTCGCAACTGACGAAAATTATGATTTCGTCTGCACCGGTAACAGCAGAAACCCTGGATTCTGCCAGCTATCTTGGTCTGAGCTGTACAATCAAAGAGGTGCAGTTTACCGCAGGACAAAAGCAGGATATTGATGTCACCACGCTGTGTTCTGTTGAACAGGAAAATATTAACGGTCTTGGTGCCGCGTCAGAGATTTCCATGTCAGGCAACTTTTACCTCAATGCTGCCCAGAACGCGTTGCGCAGTGCCTATGACAATGACACCACGTATGGCTTTAAAGTTATTTTTCCGTCAGGCAACGGATTTACCTTTATGGCAGAGGTGCGTCAGCATACCTGGTCTGCAGGAACCAATGGTGTTGTGGCTGCAACGTTTTCCCTGCGCCTGAAAGGTAAACCTGTGCTGACGACAGAGCCGCTGAAAGTGAAGGTCGATTTAAACAGCACGCTGCAGGTTTCTGCCGGAGCGAAACTCGAAATGATGGTTGAGGCTGCCGGTGGTGTGCCGCCTTATTCTTATGCCTGGAAAAAAGGTGGTTCTCCTGTTTCCGGACAGACGGCGGCAACGTTCAGTAAGGCATCAGCAGCATCCGGTGATGCGGGTGCGTATACCTGCGAGATTTCTGATTCAGCAAGCCCGGTTAACAAAGTGACCTCCACTTCCTGCACTGTTACCGTCAGTTAATGAGGATAGATGTGATGACTAAAAATATTCGTAATCTGGCACTGGTGTCACGAACGGTGCAATAGTGATCCACACCCAACGCCTGAAATCAGATCCAGGGGGTAATCTGCTCTCCTGATTCAGGAGAGCTTATGGTCACTTTTGAGACAGTTATGGAAATTAAAATCCTGCACAAGCAGGGAATGAGTAGCCGGGCGATTGCCAGAGAACTGGGGATCTCCCGCAATACCGTTAAACGTTATTTGCAGGCAAAATCTGAGCCGCCAAAATATACGCCGCGACCTGCTGTTGCTTCACTCCTGGATGAATACCGGGATTATATTCGTCAACGCATCGCCGATGCTCATCCTTACAAAATCCCGGCAACGGTAATCGCTCGCGAGATCAGAGACCAGGGATATCGTGGCGGAATGACCATTCTCAGGGCATTCATTCGTTCTCTCTCGGTTCCTCAGGAGCAGGAGCCTGCCGTTCGGTTCGAAACTGAACCCGGACGACAGATGCAGGTTGACTGGGGCACTATGCGTAATGGTCGCTCACCGCTTCACGTGTTCGTTGCTGTTCTCGGATACAGCCGAATGCTGTACATCGAATTCACTGACAATATGCGTTATGACACGCTGGAGACCTGCCATCGTAATGCGTTCCGCTTCTTTGGTGGTGTGCCGCGCGAAGTGTTGTATGACAATATGAAAACTGTGGTTCTGCAACGTGACGCATATCAGACCGGTCAGCACCGGTTCCATCCTTCGCTGTGGCAGTTCGGCAAGGAGATGGGCTTCTCTCCCCGACTGTGTCGCCCCTTCAGGGCACAGACTAAAGGTAAGGTGGAACGGATGGTGCAGTACACCCGTAACAGTTTTTACATCCCACTAATGACTCGCCTGCGCCCGATGGGGATCACTGTCGATGTTGAAACAGCCAACCGCCACGGTCTGCGCTGGCTGCACGATGTCGCTAACCAACGAAAGCATGAAACAATCCAGGCACGTCCCTGCGATCGCTGGCTCGAAGAGCAGCAGTCCATGCTGGCACTGCCTCCGGAGAAAAAAGAGTATGACGTGCATCCTGGTGAAAATCTGGTGAACTTCGACAAACACCCCCTGCATCATCCACTCTCCATCTACGACTCATTCTGCAGAGGAGTGGCGTGATGATGGAACTGCAACATCAACGACTGATGGTGCTCGCCGGGCAGTTGCAACTGGAAAGCCTTATAAGCGCAGCGCCTGCGCTGTCACAACAGGCAGTAGACCAGGAATGGAGTTATATGGACTTCCTGGAGCATCTGCTTCATGAAGAAAAACTGGCACGTCATCAACGTAAACAGGCGATGTATACCCGAATGGCAGCCTTCCCGGCGGTGAAAACGTTCGAAGAGTATGACTTCACATTCGCCACCGGAGCACCGCAGAAGCAACTCCAGTCGTTACGCTCACTCAGCTTCATAGAACGTAATGAAAATATCGTATTACTGGGGCCATCAGGTGTGGGGAAAACCCATCTGGCAATAGCGATGGGCTATGAAGCAGTCCGTGCAGGTATCAAAGTTCGCTTCACAACAGCAGCAGATCTGTTACTTCAGTTATCTACGGCACAACGTCAGGGCCGTTATAAAACGACGCTTCAGCGTGGAGTAATGGCCCCCCGCCTGCTCATCATTGATGAAATAGGCTATCTGCCGTTCAGTCAGGAAGAAGCAAAGCTGTTCTTCCAGGTCATCGCTAAACGTTACGAAAAGAGCGCAATGATCCTGACATCCAATCTGCCGTTCGGGCAGTGGGATCAAACGTTCGCCGGTGATGCAGCACTGACCTCAGCGATGCTGGACCGTATCTTACACCACTCACATGTCGTTCAAATCAAAGGAGAAAGCTATCGACTCAGACAGAAACGAAAGGCCGGGGTTATAGCAGAAGCTAATCCTGAGTAAAACGGTGGATCAATATTGGGCCGTTGGTGGAGATATAAGTGGATCACTTTTCATCCGTCGTTGACAACTGGCAACGATGTCGGGGTTTCGCCATAAAACTGTTGATGTGCCTGAATGGGAGGGAGCAACGGTTGTATTACGGGAACCTTCTGCAGAAGCTTGGTTGCGCTGGCAGGAGATCGTTAAAGCAAAAGATGATGAGACACCGTTATCCGTTGCGGAGCGCGCCCGCCGAAATCTGGAGGCAGATGTTGAACTGTTCATTGATGTTCTGTGTGATACCGGACTGCAACATGTATTTTCAGAGGATGATCGTGAACAGGTGATAGCCGTGTATGGTCCGGTGCATGCGCGGCTTCTTCGGCAGTCTCTGGAACTGATCAGTGATGCCGGCGAGGTTAAAAAAAAGTAGCGCTTCCGGGGATGCGTTTTCTGATGATGCTGGCGCTCAGGATGGGGCGCACATTGTCAGAGTTACGCCGGGAAATGTCAGCATCAGAAATCATGATGTGGGCAGAATTTGACAGGTTCAGTCCGCTGGGGGACGAACGGGCTGATATCCGGGCTGCCCAGATTGTTTCAGCTGTTTACGGTGCGCAGGGGGTCAAAGTGCCACTGAATGATGCGCTTCTTCAGTGGGAGAAGGAGCAGACAGAAGGCGTATCAGATCCATTTGCCGGACTGGAAAACGCGCTTTTAATAGTGTCTCAGTGAGTCAACATAACCGCTTCGGCGGTTTTTTTTCGTCCGGAGAATGAGTGTGGCGACATTACGTGAACTGATTATTAAAATCTCGGCAAATTCCCGGTCATTCCAGTCAGAGATCTCCCGGGCTTCGCGTATGGGGCAGGATTACTACCGTACCATGCAGAACGGAGGCCGGCAGTCCGCTGCCGCATCCCGTGAAATGCGGCGTGCACTGGCAGAAGTGACGGATCAGATAAATACAGCTAAATCTTCGGCACTGAATATGGCGGGGGCATTTGCCGGGGCTTTTGCTACCGGTCATCTAATTTCTCTCGCCGATGAGTGGAATTCAGTAAATGCCCGTCTGAAGCAGGCCACGCAGTCCAGTGATGATTTTCAGGCATCACAACGTGAATTAATGGCAATCAGCCAGAGAACGGGGACGGCTTTTTCTGATAACGCCAGCCTTTTTGCCCGCTCTGCAGCTTCCATGCGGGAGTATGGTTACAGTTCTGAGGAGGTACTGAAAGTCACCGAGGCGATCTCCACGGGCCTGAAATTATCCGGTGCCAGTACAGCAGAAGCCAGTTCGGTGATCACGCAGTTCAGCCAGGCACTGGCGCAGGGAGTGCTGCGCGGTGAAGAATTTAACGCCGTGAATGAGAGCGGTGATCGTGTTATTCGTGCGCTGGCTGCGGGAATGGGCGTTGCCCGTAAGGATCTGAAGGCCATGGCGGATAACGGAAAACTGACCGCCGATAAGGTTGTTCCTGCACTGATTAGTCAGCTTGGGGCGTTGCGTGATGAATATGCAGCAATGCCTGATACGGTTTCATCCTCTGCAACCAAAGTTGAAAACGCCTTTATGGCCTGGGTTGGTGGTGCGAACGAGGCAAGCGGAGTGACGAAGACGCTCTCCGGGGTGCTGAATGGTATTGCAGGCAATATTGACACCGTGGCAACCGCTGCCGGTGCTCTGGTTGCCGTCGGGGTAGCCCGATATTTTGGCAATATGGCGGCTTCTGCTGGATCTGCAACTGCCGGATTAATTACTGCTGCCAGAAACGAAGTGGCTCTTGCGGAAGCGCAACTCCGGGGGACACAGATAGCAACCGCCAGGGCGCGTGCGGCGGTTTATCGTGCGCAACAGGCGGTTGTTGCTGCTCGCGGTACCGAAAGGCAGGCCGCAGCAGAAGCGAAGCTGACAGTTGCCCAGGCGTCACTTACCCGTAATATTGCGGCCAGAACAGCGGCACAGACAACGCTGAATAATGTCACGTCAGTGGGGAGCCGTCTGTTAAGTGGTGCGCTGGGGCTGGTTGGTGGTGTGCCGGGACTCGTCATGCTGGGGGCGACGGCCTGGTACACAATGTATCAGAATCAGGAGCAGGCCAGAGAATCTGCACGCCAGTATGCCGCAACAATCGACGAAATTCGCCAGAAAACGTCGGCAATGTCGCTTCCTGAAACGTCAGATAATGAAGAAAAGACGCGGCAGGCACTGAAGGAGCAGAACAGGTTAATTGACGAGCAGAAAAGTAAGATTAAATCCTTACAGGAAAAAATTGCTGGCTATCAGTATGTGCTGGCAAACCCGGGCTGGACAACCGATAACGGTTTTATGATTAACTACATGACGTCGGTAAAAACTGTCACAGAAGGGCTTGCAGAAGCAACAAATCAACTGGCAGTTGAACAGTCTCGCCTCACTCAAATGCAGGGCAAAGCGCAATCCATTCAGGATGTGCTTGCCGGGCTGGAGGAGCGACGGGTGGCGTTGATCCGTCAACAGGCGGCGGAACAAAACAAAGCGTATCAGTCCCTGTTGATCATGAACGGGCAGTATACCGAGTTTAATCGCCTTCTCGGGCTTGGTAATGAATTACTTCAGCAGCGACAGGGGCTGGTGACTGCACCATTACGGCTGCCACAGGCCACTCTGGATGATAAGCAGCAGACTGCACTGAATAACAGCAAGCGCGAACTGGCTCTGTCCCGTCTGAAGGGGGAAGCGCGTGAGCGTGCCAGACTGGGCTATGTTGCGGATGATCTTGGTTTTGTGGGGGAGGCGTATCAGACAGCCAGACAGAATTATATCAATAACTCACTGGATGCATGGCGAAATAACCAGGCAAATAAACCCAAAACACATAAAAAGACCGAAGCGGAAAAAACAGAAGATATTTATAAATGGCTGATTAAACAGCAAAAAGAACAAATAGCACTGGCAGGGCAAAATACTGAACTGGCTAAGATGAAATATCAGGTCAGTCAGGGCGAATTATCAACCCTGTCAGAAGCGCAGAAAAAAACGCTTTTACAGAATGCGGCACTCATCGACCAGAAAAAAATTCGCGAGCAGCTTGCCGCGTATGAAAGCAGTCTGGCGGACAGTAACGCCAGTGTCAGAGCATCAAATGAGGCTCAGTTACTGGGATATGGTGAAGGCTCACGGATGCGTGAACGACTTCAGGAAATGTGGAGTATCCGGCAGGCGTTTGAGCAGAAAAATAATGAGCTGCTGAGACAGTATCAGACCGGAGAAATTGAAGAATCCCTGTGGAAACAGGAAAAAGCACTGAATGAAAAATATCTGGAAGAGCGTCTCAACGATCAGCAGGATTATTATGCAAAGGCTGATGCTTTACGCAGTAACTGGAATGCCGGACTCCAGGAGGGACTGACGAACTGGGCAGACAGTGCCACTGATTATGCTTCGCAGGCGGCAGATGCTGTCGTTTCCACTATGGACGGGCTGGTATCAAATATTTCCGATGCACTGGCCGGGAATGTTGTGGACTGGAGAAACTGGGGGAGTTCAATTCTCCAGGAAGTTTCAAAAATTCTGATGAACGCTGCCATCGTTAACGGGCTGAAGTCACTTTCCAAAAGCATGTCCGGTGCCGGAGGATGGCTTGGTACGGTCGGCGACTGGCTTTCCGGTGCAGTGGCAAACGCAAAAGGTGGTGTTTACACATCGGCAAATCTGAGTGCTTACAGTAACACCATTGTGGATACACCGACGTATTTTGCTTTTGCGAAAGGTGCCGGGCTGATGGGCGAGGCCGGGCCTGAAGCTATCATGCCACTGACTCGGGCAGCGGACGGCTCTCTTGGAGTCAGAGCCATTGGCAATGTGAATGGTGGCGGTGGATTTGTTTATTCTCCCGTGTATCACATCAGCATTCAGAATCAAGGGAGCAATGGCGAGACAGATACGCAGTCAGCCAGGGGGCTGGTGGATCTGATCGACAGCAGGGTTGTGTCAATTATGCAGTCATCACGTCGGGACGGAGGATTATGCAGTGCCTGAGTCTGAAGTTTTTAACTGGATCCCCCGCGAGGGGATGGAGACGACACGAAAGCCATCTGTTATTACGGTAAAGTTCGGTGACGGATATGAACAGCGACGGGCTGGTGGTCTGAATGCGGATCTGAAAACGTTTAAACCGGTGTTTCGTGTCACAGATGAATATTCCCGTGCTGCGCTGGACAGTTTTTTATCCCGTCATGCCGGGATACGTGCTTTTTTGTGGCGTCCGCCAAAACACAACAGAACCGTCCGGGTTGTCTGCAGGGAGTGGAGTATTTCGGATAATGCCATGTATACCGATTTTAACTGTACCTTTGAAGAGGTCACTCACTGATGCAGGATATACAGCAGGAAACACTGAATGAGTGTACAAAAGCGGAGCAATCCGCGCTGGTCGTGCTCTGGGAAGTCGATCTGACAGAAGTCGGCGGAGAGCGTTATTTTTTCTGTAATGAGCAGAACGAAAAAGGCGAATCGGTCATCTGGCAGGGGCGGCAGTATCAGGCCTATCCCATTCAGGGGACGGGATTTGAGATGAACGGTAAAGGAGCCAGCGCCAGGCCAACGCTGAAAGTCTCTAATCTGCACGGCATGGTCACCGGGATGGTGGAAGATTTGCAGAGTCTGGTCGGCGGAACGGTGGTCAGGCGTAAGGTTTACGCCCGTTTTCTGGATGCGGTGAACTTCGTCAACGGAAACATCGACGCAGACCCGGAGCAGGAGGCGATCAGCCGCTGGCGCATCGAGCAGTGCAGCGAACTGAGCGCAGTCAGTGCCTCTTTTGTACTGTCCACGCCGACGGAAACGGATGGCGCTGTTTTTCCGGGGCGCACCATGCTGGCCAACACCTGTACCTGGACCTATCGCGGTGATGAGTGCGGTTATCACGGTCCGGCGGTCGCGGATGAATATGACCAGCCGACATCCGATATCACGAAGGATAAATGCAGCAAATGCCTGAGCGGTTGTAAGTTTCGCAATAATGTCGGCAACTTTGGCGGCTTCCTTTCCATTAACAAACTTTCGCAGTAAATCCCATGACAGAGACAGAATCAGCGATTCTGGCGCACGCCCGGCGATGTGCGCCAGCGGAGTCGTGCGGCTTCGTGGTGAGAACGCCGGAGGGAGAAAGATATTTTCCCTGCGTGAATATCTCCGGTGAGCCGGAAGATTATTTCCGGATGTCGCCGGAGGACTGGCTGCAGGCAGAAATGCAGGGTGAGATTGTGGCGCTGGTCCACAGCCACCCCGGTGGTCTGCCCTGGCTGAGTGAGGCTGACCGGCGGCTGCAGGTGCAGAGTGATTTGCCGTGGTGGCTGGTCTGCCGGGGAGCGATTCATAAATTCCGCTGTGTGCCGCATCTTACCGGGCGGCGCTTTGAGCACGGGGTGACGGACTGTTACACGCTGTTCCGGGATGCTTACCATCTGGCGGGGATTGAGATGCCGGATTTTCATCGTGAGGATGACTGGTGGCGTAACGGTCAGAATCTCTATCTGGATAATCTGGAGGCCACAGGGCTGTATCAGGTGCCGTTGTCAGCGGCGCAGCCGGGCGATGTGCTGCTGTGCTGTTTTGGTTCATCGGTGCCGAATCATGCCGCCATTTACTGTGGTGACGGCGAGCTGCTGCACCATATTCCTGAACAACTGAGCAAACGAGAGAGGTATACCGAAAAATGGCAGCGACGCACACACTCCCTCTGGCGTCACCGGGCATGGCACGCATCTGCCTTTACGGGGATTTGCAACGATTTGGCCGCCGCATCGACCTTCGTGTGAAAACGGGGGCCGAAGCCATCCGGGCGCTGGCCACACAGCTCCCGGCGTTTCGTCAGAAACTGAATGAGGGCTGGTATCAGGTGCGCATTGTCGGGCGTGATGCAGGAGAAAATGAATTATCTGCCCGTCTTAATGAGCCGCTGGCAAATGGTGCCGTGATCCACATTGTGCCGCGTCTGGCGGGAGCTAAAAGTGGCGGTGTTTTTCAGGCAGTGCTGGGTGCGGCGCTGATTGCGGTGGCATGGTGGAACCCTGTGGGCTGGCTGGGTGCCGCGGCTGTATCGGGCATGTATGCGGCAGGGGCCAGTATGATCCTGGGCGGTGTGGCTCAGATGCTGGCACCGAAAGCCAGAACTCCCCGCACACAGACAACGGATAACGGTAAGCAGAACACCTATTTCTCCTCACTGGATAACATGGTTGCCCAGGGCAATGTTCTGCCGGTTCTGTACGGTGAAATGCGCGTGGGGTCACGGGTGATTTCTCAGGAGATCAGCACGGCAGATGAAGGAGATGGTGGTCAGGTTGTGGTGATTGGTCGCTGATGCAAAATGTTTTATGTGAAACCGCCTCAGGGCGGTTTTGTCGTTTCTGGAGCGTGACGAATGGGTAAAGGCAGCAGTAAGGGGCATACCCCGCGCGAAGCGAAGGACAACCTGAAATCATCCCAGATGCTGAGCGTGATAGACGCCATCAGTGAAGGGCCGATTGAAGGTCCGGTGGACGGATTAAAAAGTGTGCTGCTGAACAGTACGCCAGTGCTGGACAGTGAGGGGAATACCAATATCTCCGGTGTCACGGTGGTGTTCCGTGCCGGTGAGCAGGAGCAGACACCGCCGGAGGGGTTTGAATCCTCCGGCTCCGAGACGGTGCTGGGTACGGAAGTGAAATATGACACGCCGATCACCCGCACCATTACGTCTGCAAACATCGACCGTCTGCGCCTGACCTTCGGTGTGCAGGCACTGGTGGAAACCACCTCAAAGGGGGACCGGAATCCGTCGGAAGTCCGCCTGCTGGTTCAGATACAGCGTAACGGTGGCTGGGTGACGGAAAAAGACATCACCATTAAAGGCAAAACCACCTCACAGTATCTGGCATCGGTGGTGGTGGGTAACCTGCCGCCGCGCCCGTTCAATATCCGGATGCGCAGGATGACGCCGGACAGCACCACAGACCAGCTGCAGAACAAAACGCTCTGGTCGTCATACACCGAAATCATCGATGTGAAACAGTGCTACCCGAACACGGCACTGGTCGGCGTACAGGTGGATTCGGAGCAGTTCGGCAGCCAGCAGGTGAGCCGTAATTATCATCTGCGCGGGCGTATTCTGCAGGTGCCGTCGAACTATAACCCGCAGACGCGGCAATACAGCGGTATCTGGGACGGAACGTTTAAGCCAGCATACAGCAATAACATGGCCTGGTGTCTGTGGGATATGCTGACCCATCCACGCTACGGCATGGGGAAACGTCTTGGTGCGGCGGATGTGGACAAATGGGCGCTGTATGTCATCGGCCAGTACTGCGACCAGTCAGTGCCGGACGGCTTTGGCGGCACGGAGCCGCGCATCACCTGTAATGCGTACCTGACCACACAGCGCAAGGCGTGGGATGTGCTCAGTGATTTCTGCTCGGCGATGCGCTGTATGCCGGTATGGAACGGGCAGACGCTGACGTTCGTGCAGGACCGACCGTCGGATAAGGTGTGGACCTATAACCGCAGTAATGTGGTGATGCCGGATGATGGCGCGCCGTTCCGCTACAGCTTCAGCGCCCTGAAAGACCGCCATAATGCCGTTGAGGTGAACTGGATTGACCCGGACAACGGCTGGGAGACGGCGACAGAGCTTGTGGAGGATACGCAGGCCATTGCCCGTTACGGTCGTAACGTCACGAAGATGGATGCTTTTGGCTGTACCAGCCGGGGGCAGGCACACCGCGCCGGGCTGTGGCTGATTAAAACAGAACTGCTGGAAACGCAGACCGTGGACTTCTGCGTGGGCGCAGAAGGGCTTCGCCATGTGCCGGGCGATGTCATTGAAATCTGTGATGATGACTATGCCGGTATCAGCACCGGTGGTCGTGTGCTGGCGGTGAACAGCCAGACCCGGACGCTGACGCTCGACCGTGAAATCACGCTGCCATCCTCCGGTACCACGCTGATAAGCCTGGTTGACGGAAGTGGCAATCCGGTCAGCGTGGAGGTTCAGTCCGTCACCGACGGCGTGAAGGTAAAAGTGAGCCGTGTTCCTGACGGTGTTGCTGAATACAGCGTATGGGGGCTGAAGCTGCCGACGCTGCGCCAGCGCCTGTTCCGCTGCGTGAGTATCCGTGAGAATGACGACGGCACGTATGCCATCACCGCTGTGCAGCATGTGCCGGAGAAAGAGGCCATCGTGGATAACGGGGCGCACTTTGACGGCGACCAGAGCGGCACGGTGAATGGTGTCACGCCGCCAGCAGTGCAGCACCTGACCGCAGAAGTCACCGCAGACAGCGGGGAATACCAGGTGCTGGCGCGCTGGGACACGCCGAAGGTGGTGAAGGGGGGGAGCTTTATGCTTCGCCTGACCGTGGCAGCGGATGACGGCAGTGAGCGGCTGGTCAGCACGGCCCGGACGACGGAAACCACATACCGCTTCAGGCAGCTGGCGTTGGGGCGTTACACGCTGACAGTCCGGGCGGTAAATGCCCGGGGACAGCAGGGCGATCCGGCGTCGGTATCGTTCCGGATTGCCGCACCGGCAGCGCCGTCACAGATTGAGCTGACGCCGGGCTATTTTCAGATAACTGCCACGCCGCATCTTGCGGTTTATGATCCGACGGTACAGTTTGAGTTCTGGTTCTCGGAAACGCGGATTACCGATATCAGGCAGGTTGAAACCACAGCCCGCTACCTTGGCACGGGGCTGTACTGGATAGCCGCCAGTATCAATATCAAACCGGGCCATGATTATTACTTTTATGTTCGCAGTGTGAACACCGTTGGCAAATCGGCATTCGTGGAGGCCGTCGGTCGGGCGAGCGATGATGCGGAAGGTTACCTGGATTTTTTCAAAGGCAAGATAACCGAATCTCATCTCGGCAAGGAGCTGCTGGAAAAAGTCGATCTGACGGAGGATAACGCCAGCAGACTGGAGGAGTTTTCGAAAGAGTGGAAGGACGCTAACGATAAATGGAATGCCATGTGGGGCGTCAAAATTGAGCAGACCAAAGACGGCAAACATTATGTCGCGGGTATTGGCCTCAGCATGGAGGACACGGAAGAAGGCAAGCTGAGCCAGTTTCTGGTTGCCGCTAACCGTATCGCGTTTATTGACCCGGCAAACGGGAATGAAACGCCGATGTTTGTGGCGCAGGGCAATCAGATATTCATGAACGACGTGTTCCTGAAGCGCCTGACGGCTCCCACCATTACCAGTGGTGGCAGTCCTCCGGTATTTTCCCTGACATCAGACGGAAAGCTGACCGCTAAAAATGCGGATATCAGTGGCAGTGTGAATGCGAACTCCGGGACGCTCAACAACGTCACGGTAAATGAAAACTGTACGATTAAGGGCATGCTGGAGGCGACTCAGGTCAGAGGTGACTTCGTTAAAGCTGTATCCAAATCATTCCCGAAACAGGCTGGTACGTGGGGTAACACGGAAACACCAAACGGGACGGTTACAGTCACCATCAGCGATGATCATAACTTTGACCGTCAAATCATTATTCCGCCCATTATCTTTAACGGAATAGCGTATAGCTATCCGGGAAGTGGTAATAACCCGGGAGGTACAAGTTACACGGGTTATGGTTTTGAAGTTCGCAAAAACGGTGTATTAATCGCATCCAGAGAAACTAAAGGGGCCATTCCCGGTAGTTACAGTGCAGTTATTGATATGCCTAGTGGTGGTGGTAGCGTCACTCTGGAGTTTAAGATTTTCCAGAAAGGCAATCAGGGGGCAGGCAATATCACCGACTGTACGGTGATTGTGACCAAAAAAGCGGCTTCCGGCATCAGTATTCGTTGAAATATTTATAACCCCAATAAATGGCGTCAGGAATGACGCCTTTTTTATTGCAGAAAAGCGAGAGGTAATTATGCGTAAAGTTTGTGCAGCCATTTTGTCCGCAGCCATCTGTCTGTCCGTATCCGGTGCGCCTGCATGGGCGTCTGAACATCAGTCCACACTGAGCGCGGGGTATCTTCATGCCCGGACGAACGCTCCCGGCAGCGATGATCTGAACGGGATTAACGTGAAATACCGTTATGAATTTACGGACACGCTGGGAATGGTGACGTCATTCAGCTATGCAGGAGACAAGAATCGCCAGCTTACCCGTTACAGCGATACCCGCTGGCATGAAGATTCCGTGCGTAACCGCTGGTTCAGCGTGATGGCGGGGCCGTCTGTGCGCGTGAATGAATGGTTCAGCGCGTATGCGATGGCGGGTATGGCTTACAGCCGTGTGTCGACTTTCTCCGGGGATTATCTTCGCGTAACTGACAACAAGGGGAAAACGCACGACGTGCTGACCGGAAGTGATGACGGTCGCCACAGCAACACGTCTCTGGCGTGGGGAGCTGGCGTGCAGTTTAACCCGACCGAATCCGTGGCCATTGATATTGCTTATGAAGGCTCCGGCAGTGGTGACTGGCGCACTGACGGTTTCATCGTGGGTGTCGGTTATAAGTTCTGATTAGCCAGGTAACACAGTGTTATGACAGCCCGCCGTTTCAGGCGGGCTTTTTTGTGGGGGGAATATGGCAGTAAAGATTTCAGGTGTACTGAAAGACGGCACAGGAAAACCGGTAGAGAACTGCACCATTCAACTGAAAGCCAGACGTAACAGCGCCACGGTGGTGGTGAACACGGTGGCCTCAGAAAATCCGGATGAAGCCGGTCGTTACAGCATGGACGTTGAGTACGGTCAGTACAGCGTTATTCTGTTGGTGGAGGGATTTCCTCCGTCACATGCCGGGACCATCACCGTGTATGAAGATTCTCAACCCGGTACGCTGAATGATTTTCTCGGTGCCATGTCGGAGGATGACGTCCGGCCGGAGGCACTGCGCCGTTTTGAACTGATGGTGGAAGAGGTGGCGCGTCACGCAGAGGAGGCGAAGAAGAATGCCGGAGAGGCAGAGACGTCCGCGAGGAATGCCGGCATATCAGCCAGTCAGGCAGAAAAGAGCGCTGCAAATGCTGACACTTCAGCAGGGGAGGCATCGGAGTCAGCCCGGCAGGCGGCAGAAAGTGCAGCCGCTGCAAAGCAGTCAGAGGAGGCGTCCTCGTCCTCGGCTTCTGCGGCCGCTCAAAAAGCCAGTGAGTCATCACAAAGTGCAGCAGAAGCTGAATTGTCAAGAAAGACGGCAGAAAGTGCAGCCGGTAATGCATCCAGGGATGCAACGACCGCAGCAGAAAAAGCCCGGGAGTCAGCAGAAAGCGCACAGTCAGCGGAACAAAGCAGGATAGCGGCGGAAGACGCCGTA